CCGCACACCCCCCCCGGGTGGGCGCGGCCAGAAGCGGACAGGTAGTACCAGGAGCCGTCGATCTTCGTCCAACCGCCGCTCAGCATCTTACCGTCAGCGCCGACACGGTACCAGGAGCCGCCGTCGTTCACCCACGCGTTAGTCGCCATGAACGAATCAGCGCCCATCCAATACCAGGAGCCGCCACTATTCACCCAACCGTTTTGCACGGCTGTCGCACTGTTGTTGAAATAATGCCAGCCGCCGTAGTGGCCTTCCCACCATCCGGTGCGCGCCCACGGCCCCCCATTGTAGAACCACCACGTGCGCTTAGATGTCTTGTCGAACACGTGCCCCATGCCGATCAGGTAGTTGGGCCGCGTAATCCCACCAGGCGTGAACGTGCCCACGAGCGCGTCATACCCGGCTTTCTTCATGCTGTACGCCTCGAACCACTCGTACTGTCCGCGCGTCGCGCCAGCCACAGCGCCGTCATGGGACTGGAACTCGTACCCGGTCTGCATGACCAGCTTCGGAGACAGCCTTTCCACGAACCCGTTGTTACTAGACGACGGGAGGCCGTGGTGCGGCGATTTCAACCAATCCACATGCCCGACAATCGGCGCAACGTAGTCCTCTTGCCCGTTCGTTGTCTCCAAGTCGGCAGACAGGTAGGCGCTGCGGCCGTGCGCGGTCACTTTCGCCGTGTACGCGATCAGGTTAGCGTCGTACACGCCTGTTCGCTTGTAGTTCTCGTTCGGGTCGGTGGGGATGATCTGGATGCGCATGTCACCCATCTGGATAGTGTCATTGTATCCAGGGGTGACGTGCTGGTCGAGAGTGCCACCGTATGCTGCCCACGCCCAGTTCGCAGCCCGAATCATGTCGTCGTAGACTTTCTGGTTATCCCACAGGCGCGACTTGTCCGTAATATAACTGTCGGAATATTGTGGCGTGTAAATGCGCTTCGGACGGTACTTGTAAATGATCGTGTCCGCGTTACCGATATGGTCAGAGTGCGAGTGCGTACCAATGTAAAAGTCCAGATTGGAACTATTCACACCGAGCTTCTGCAAATACGCGTCCACGTTGCTCGTGTACCCCCACGTGGCGATACCGTCACGCCACGGGTAACGCGCGTCCGACCCGTCCGCGTAATCGTTGTCCTCAGCACTGTCAACGATACCGAAATGGCCGTTAGACTCCAACACGATAGCGTCAGTGTCAGGCAGCGCCATGATATGAACTTTGTCGTTACCGACCGTCCCGTCCGCCTGCCCGAACGTCACATACGCGCCACTGTTTTGCCCCGTGGACGGGTTACCGCCCGACGTTTCGGCGTGGGCTGCACCCACCGTGAGCGGTGCCGCGAGCGCAAACGTGAGCGCCGCTACAGCGGAAACGCTCGCACCACCCACCGTTTTCTTCAACATGTTAACTATTGCCATACGTTAACCAACTTCTCCTACAACTCGCACCGCCAACCAAAAACTCAAACAGTGAGCGCGACGGCGCGAACAAACACTCACCTTCTTCTCTTTCCGAGCAGAGTATCAAATAAGGCTGCATAACCTAAATTCGTAGGTCGCGTTTCCTTGTTTGAGTGCCGTCTTGCTGGTCCCCAGGGTACCGCGTGTATCCTGGTCCGCTAGTACCCTGGCACCTAAGCGTTGCGCTTGTGCCCTAGCGGGACATACAGGAAGAATCACCCCCTTAGAAACGAGGCGATGGTTCTTCCTTTTTGAGGTAGGCTTGTGTTTTGTCCTGTCCCTACCTTGGTATTTCAACGAGTTCCTAGCCGCAGGCGTTTTGAGCGGTACTTGTGGCTGTAGTTTGCGGTTTTTCGCCCGCGTCGCCCTCGCCTTAACCACGCGGGGTACCGCGCGTGCGGCAATATTCGCCGCAGCGTTCACATCCCGGTCCATCACCCCGTGCTCGGCGCATACTGACATCTCGTGCGTGGGGTGAGTGACCTTAGCGCCGCATTTATAGCACAGTTGCGACGTGTGCGCAGGACTCACCGCTACGACCCACCCGCCGTTCTGCGACACGTAATGAGTGAGCCACTGGATAAGAGCGCCGCGATTCCACCGCCCATTCTGCATCGTATTCACGATCCAGCTTAGGTCCTCCACGGCGACCACGGCATTGTCGAACGCGTGGGATAGGTGGGCTACCTCTTGCGCCGCGAGGATTGCTAGTTCGCGCTTCTTACGGGAGGCCGCCTCGCGGTGAAGCTGTGCCTCATCCAACGCGGACATTCTAGCTTGCCTATCGTGAAGTAACGTTGCAGCCTTCCGACGCAGGTCGCGGACTTGTTGCTCAGAGGCGCGCACGCTGTTCCACAGTGAATGAACCCGCTGAGAGAGTGTCGTCTCATACACTATCCGCCCAGTCTTAACCTCGCGCACCACGACGGTGGCGTAATCCGTAATCCCCACGTCCACGCCAATGGTATAGTCTCCCGAAAACTGGACGACTGGGTTATCCGTCACGACCGTGAAGATAAAGACAGGCTCACCGCCCTCTACCTTAATGACAGGTAGAGTCACTTTGCCCTCGGTGAACCGCTTGTTATCGAAGTTGAAGATCAGCCGATACCACGCGCCCTGAATAACCATTTTCAAGACAATCTCACCATCAGTAAACGGGGTATTCTCGATGATGGCGTAATGGTCATCTACCGCGCCGAGGTTCACGTAATCCTCTCCGTATGTGGGTGCGGCCCCGCTTGCAGTGCGCTTCCAGCCTTGGCTCACGTACTTGGAACTTTCCCCGTTCGCGGCTTTCATACGCTCCTGCCAGGAACGAAACTCGGTGACCACGCGATGCTGAACCAGCATCTCTTTACGCGACCGACCACTCTTACCCGACACTAGAAAATCAGGCATAGTCACGCCCGCCCTGCGGCCCGCCGTCGTAGGCTGGGTGGCAGCAACACGTGCCAACTCGTCCCCAAGCTCAACGTCGTTACGGACCACGAATGTCGCATAAGCCGAGATGCCCCGCACCTCAGACGCAAGCCCCACCAAAACAGGCGAACTATCTAGTAGCTCACCGTTCAGGTCTAGGATGCTGGTCGGGCGCGCGGTAAACGCCCTGTACGTCTGGTTTTTAGCCAACGCGCCCTCCCAAAAATACACTCAACACCAGCTATATAGCCAATATCAACGAAAACCCCAGCTGTCATATAAGCTGGTCCGCGCCAACAGGCGGCCTGTCAATCAGGCCAGCCGGAACCGCGTACACATAACGGTGGACGACCATCATCCACGGACGTATCTTTGCCCACGACTCACGCTTAGCGTCCGCCACATCCACCTTTACCTCAATGGCGGTGCGCATACCGTCTGGGGAGAACATGAGGGCGTCAATGCGTCGTTTCAGCGGCCCATGCCTCTCGCCCGCTTCTAGCTCACGGTACAGTTCACGCGTGTCCGTGATCGTCAGCTCCGGGATGATGGCCGACTCTTTCCACGCCTTCTCTAGCGCGTCCAGCACGTCGCCCGCGCTCATTTGCGTAACGCTGCTCATGACAGCTCCGACGGGTGAACTTCCGACCATCGCCGGTCCAGCTCAGACTGCGCCGCACTGCCCATGTCCCTTGCGAGGGTAATCACAGCCTTCTCGTCACACCCTTCGGGGAATCGTAGGCACGACCAATGTGCGCGGCTACTGTCGCCGAGGTGAGCAATGCCAGCGTCCACGACCGCGCCGCACGCGACGAGAGCCGCCACCTGTTCTTCCACGAGCATCGCGGTAGGCTCCGTCTTAATCGCATGTGATCGGACAGACAGGACGGGCGCAGCCTGGTTGTGCGACAGCGGGTAGAACGCTCCCACTACGTCTGCGTTAACTCCCGACAGTTCCAGGCTGCGCAACACGGCAAGCGACGGCACGCTCCACTTCGAGAGCGGAACCATACGGCTTGCGCGGGCGACGAGACGCATAGCCGACTCCAACACTGCATTTTCATGCTTATTATCGTTCATAAATAACGCCATACCACAGGAGAAGGCACAGATGCAATGATAACACGACACAGGAAAGCCCCACCCCTCGTCAAGCGGGGTGGGGCAATCTGTTCACGTCACCGTGTTTCCCAACGGGTACCTCACTCGAACTTAGCGAGGTACTTGTTGGACACTACCTTAAAGTTCTCACGGCTGGACATCCAGCGCGGCAGCGGCGTCGTGTCGCCCGGCTCGCGCACCATGTGGTAGACGATACCCTCATTCAGCCCAGAGCCGATGTGCCCCTGTAGACCGTTGACGGCTTCGATGAGCGCTTCCGGCGACCCAAAACGCTGCGGCATCCACTCGTCACCGAGAACAGGCACACCCATCGCTTCGAGGAACGCGGGCCACTCGCTACGCTGTAGCTTCACACCGTCACGCCACACAGAGAATACGAGGACGCGACGACCCTTAATGTTCAGACGGTTCTTCTGGATACCCTCGCCGACCAGCTCCCCCTGAACAGTGAAGCCGGGGTTAGCTTCCAGCCACGCCCACAGGCCATTCTGCTTCGCGGCGACTGCGCGCTCGTTGTCCTCGCCGACCTCTAGGTTGCGGCTGAACACACGCATTTCGCCCGCGTCGTTGGCGACCGTCATGGACGTGCCGTCAACCTTTAGCGTGGGCATCCACGTGAGCGACTGAATCTCGTCCCAATAGCGGGTAAGGTTCTGTAGACGCTCCGCGTCCGTCTTGGGCGCGAGCGAGTCATCCCACTTGCCGCGAGGATTGTTGTCCGCCGACTGCTGTTCCTTGGGGGCGGGCGCGTACTTAACAACCTCTAGGTAGTTGGTCACGTCCATGCCGTCCGCGAAAGCGAGTGCGTTCATTTCCTCCGTCGTGAACACGTCGGCAACAGGGAGCAGGAAACCCTGCGAGTAGACGCCACGGATGCGCTTCGTGCGCAGACGGTGGCCGCGCACACGAAACACGGTCTCCGTATCCTCATCCATGAGAACGAAGTCCTGCACCTTAATGTCCATGAGCGGGCGGAACGCGGGACGCTCCACGGCAGTCTTTTCGGGGACCACCGCGTCCACCTCTAGGTAGATGAACAGCGCGTCTTTGTCATCCGTTTGTGCTGACTTGGGGGTGATGACGGTCCACCCGCCAACGTGAGCTGCGATGATGCGGTCCGCACCCTCAATCGGGGTAAACCCATCAACCGTGGTGATACGTGCGAGCTTACGCATGTGTACTCTCCGTTTCTTCCATGTTTTCTGGTATGATTCTATCTCGCACATATACTACACGACGCGCGCGTTGCACGCAACCGCAACAACTCTCGCGCACGTGTGGCGGACAACGCGCGCAATGTGTTAGAATGATAGACATGAGTGAACAACAGTCTGAAACCACCATTACCGTGTCCGGGTACGGTCGGAAACTGTGCGTGCTCTCCGAGTACGTGATGCGTCAAGCCGTATGCGGATACAGCTCGTATGGTCAGCGTGTGCTGGATGCCGCCACGCGAGCGGCGTCTGCCGTGCAACTGGTCGCGCAGCGCGCCAACGACAAGTATTGGTGTGATGAGGCGCTGATGAGCGGCCTCACAAACACGCTACGCGGCCAGGTGGCGGACGCTTTCACCCTGGCGGAAAAAGCGGAGCCTGAGTCGCGTCCGCAAGCCCGTGAAGCGCTTGTGCGCGTTCTCGACAGCGTGGAAGAACAAGCTCTCGCGGTGAATGAGACGTTCGTTGAGTCTGCGTTGCATGAGCTACAGAAGATCGGCGATGAGCTTGCCAGCATTAAACGCTACTATAAGGATGCGTCGCGTGAGGCTAACGCGGTGGAGCGTGAACGGTTCCCCGCGCTCGCGGCCATCAAAGAACGAGCACGAGCCAACGCCAACAGTAACAGCGGTGGCGAGCCTGGCAGCGACGAGGACACCAACAGCGACAACGAGGCAGGAGAGGAGTAACTTTCGTGTTCTGGAATCGGAAGAAAAACACGCAGGCGAGCGGACACGCAAACGACGAGGCCGTGCAGCGGCCCCGCGTCGCACAAGCCACCACCATCAGCATTGGGAACGCGCCCGGCGTGTGGGTAAAAACCACCGGCAACACGGACGTTAACCCCGTCGTCCTCGTTGCAACGAGCGAACGAGTAGCCCTCGTTGAGAGTGCCGCCACGTTCATGTACGACCTCAAAAACAGCAATGACAGTGAGATCGTATCGGCGCTCGCCTGGTCACCTCGCCCCATCTCCCTCATCGCTGCGGGCGCGGACGGCACCATGAGTGTCGTTCACACGGAAAACGTGGAACCCGGCACCGTCCACAACTACGCTGTCACAACAGGGGAGGGCGGCGACGTGACTGTGACGCTCACCGTCATCGACCTAACGGCCACATTCCCCATAGAGGAGCGTCCCGAGCACGTGACGGAAACATCGTGGCTGAACATGTGCGCACGTCAGCTTGTGCGCACGGCGGCAGGCGACGAACCCACCGTCATCTAACACGCGACCGTAAACCCACGTGAGAGGTGCGAGCGTTTACGCGCGACATAACCTAACAACCGTGGTACAATAACGATTATCCACATGAGTAACGTGAGCACCGTTAAAGAAAGCGAGAATACCCATCATGGCTACCAGCAAGACCACCACCGCCTCATCTAGCAAGAAGAGCACCGCCGGAAAGACCACCACGAAGGCTAAGAAGGCGACGACGGCGAAGAAGCCCGCCGCCAAGAAGGCGACGCGCAAGAAGAGCACCGACATCGTTGAGGTAGAGGTCATCAACGAGGGCACGTACATGAGTGACGTTGCCCGCAAGCTCGCAGGCAACTACGACGTGGAAGAGCGCGAGCGCGAACTCGCCCCCATGATTCGCGCGAAGATCAGCGGCACCCTCGAAAGCCGCGACCAGACAAAGTACACGCAGATGGCCGCCGAAGTCTCCGCTATCGGGCAAGAGCATGTGAACGCCGCCGTCAGCGGCAAGACCGACATTTTGAGCCGCACCGCCGATGGCGCAAAGATTAAGACGGACGGCGCGGAAGCAATGCGACGCGAACTCGCAGCCCTGGCTGTCACAGTGAATGGCCTCGGTAAGCAGAGCGCCATCGCGCGCTGGCTGCCGTTCCTCGTATCCCCTGAGAAGCGCCTCCGCGAGTTTCAGGCGCGCTTCCAAAGCGCAGAAGAGTCTTTGCAGGATACGTCCGACTCTGTTCACAACGCGGCGCTGACGATGACGCGTGACGCTGACCTGCTGGACACCGAGGCCGCGTACCAGCGTGACCGTATCCAGGATATTGCGGCGGACATTCACGCGGTGCGCATTATTCGCGATGACGCGGAAGCCCGCGTGGAAGAGCTGCGCGCAACCGGCGACGAGGGCGACGCTGTTCTCGCTGACGCGCTCCACTCTAGCGTCGTTGACGCTGCTGACCGTCGCGAGAACGAACTGCTGGGACAGGTCGGCACCGCGCTCTACGTGTGCCAGGAACTCGCTATCGCCTCGCAGTCTGCGCGCATGTTGGCTGGCCAGGCCGTCCAAACGCTCAACAATACTATCCCCGTGTTGAAGGCGCAGACGCTTGTTCGCACCGCCCTGGGTACTCAGGAGATGGTGGGCGACACCCTGGATGCTGTTAACGCGGCGGTCGCTAAGCTGACGGACGAGAACACTCAGCTTATCGGCAAGAACATCACTGGAATGGTTGCCCGCGAGAAGAGCACCATCGCTAGGGTGGAGGACATTAAGCGTAACCTTGACGCGCTCACCGGGTTTATTGTTGACGCTCGCGCGCAACTGTCTACTCTTGGTGAGGAACGCCGCGCTAACAGCCGTGAACTCACTGAGTACGTGGCTCCCCTGGTGGACAAGTTGGAAGCGCGCCGTGAGATTGACGGCGGCAGCGTGAACGTTCTGTAACAGTGGCGGCGCGCCCACAGTCCGCTTTTCTTGTGTGGCCTGTGGGCGCGCATCTGCCCGCGTGGCTTGCGTGCGGGCGAAAGCGGTAAGAGAGAAAATAGGGAGAGGGCGGCGAAGTTGGATACCGTGGTGCTGTTTGGTGTTGGGCTGGTGGTCGCGTTCGCCGCATTGTCGTTTGTTTCACACTGGTTTGGGTGGCGCTTCGTGAGCATGATGTTCACTAGCACGACAGTGACGTGTGTGACGTCGACCATCGTGTATGCGACGGGGTTACCGAAAATGGTGACGACGATTGTGACGGCCATCGTATGCTCTATCCTCTTGAACCGACTCGTCACTGGTCAAGCCCCATCCAAGTCTCCCCGCGAACGGTGGCTCGAAAACCGCGCCGAACAGAAGGCGGAGCGAGAGCGCACGGAGCGAGACGCGGAGGTCGCACGCGCTCACGAGGCAGCGACCGCCAGTGAAGCCACAGCCGGTGAGGCTGGGGACGCGTGGGAGCGTGAGCTTGACGCGGCCCTCCACAAGTAACAACACTTTTACGGGGATGACGGTTACCACCGCGAGAAACAACGAGAACAGGAGAAACGTCATGAAGAACATGTCAGGAAAGATTGTCGCGTGGCTGAACGACGCGTTGCGTGATTACGTGTATGGTCCGCGCAGGTGGTTTAGCCCGCTGCGCATCGTATTTGTCGTAACGGTTGCGTTTGTGGCTTCCCTCGTGGGTAGCGCGTTCGCGCATTACATGGTTCATGCCACCGTCGATAACGGCACGTTTATTGACGGCTACACGCACCGTTACTGGTTCGAGGTCGGCGCGTGCGCGTTCATTGTCGCAGCTATGCTCACGCGTCGCATGTTTCGAGCGCTGTGCGCAGCATACGTGCGACGCTTGGACATGGATGACGCTATCCGCGCGGGAGACGTGAAGCCGAACGCTTGTGATGCGGGCACAAAGAGTGTGCCATCTTGTTCACGAGGCTACGCCGGTATCGCGAACGGCGACTACGTGAGCGCCGTCGATAGCAGCGAGAACACCATCAGTGAAAGCGAAGGCGGCGACGCGTGACAGCGCTTGGTTCTCGCTTACTGTCCACGCTTGCGCGTAAGCGCGAGGCGCGGGCGGCACAGAAGCGGCTTGTCAACGCAGCAGCGGGTCTTATACGACAGGCTGCGCGTAGCCAAGGGCTTTACGTGCTGCGGTCTAACGCCAGCGCGAACGTTGACGGGCTGGCGCGACATGTTGCGCCCATTGACGCGGCACTGGGGCGCGAACGCTAACAAACTTTAGGGGCGTCCGGTCGAGTTTCGCGCATGTCGCGTGGCGTGAAGCGCCGCACGGGTGGTATCATGAGTGGTAGACGTTTGAGGCAATACGGGAAAGAGGAAACAAGTTAATGACGATGACACCGGGACTGGCAGTCGCATCGTTTTTCGCTGGCGTAGCGTTGGCGCTTGCTCTGCGCATCATGTACGAACTGGTGCAGCGTTCTCAGGGGCACATGCGTGGCGCGCGGTTTTTCCTCATGAACGTGGTACTGTTGCTCGCGTTCATCGTCCCCGCAGCGCCCGGCATCACCTACGCGATGGGGCACACAGGAGCGCAATTTATGGGGATAACCGTATTTGCGTGGAACATCATCGCGATTGTCGTGTCATTTGCCTTTGACTTTATTTGTACGGTCGCGTTCCGTGGAGAAGAGATCATGCGCGAGATCGAACAAGAGCTAGACGACTGGGGTGACGAGGAATGACCGGAATGTTGTTACTCGCGCAAGCCGCGCAGTCCGATGGCGCTGCTGTGCAAGCATCCGATGCGGCTGAGAGGGCGCTCGCGGACTTTACGTCCGCTTTGGAGGCGGTCGGGCTGTCTCTTATCTTGGTTGCCCTTGTGTGCGTTAATAGTCTGCTGGGGTTCCGCTTTTACGCGTCGTCACGCAATAGTTGCGGGTGTAGCAAGTGTCGTGGCCGCAGTATGCGCCAAGTGCTGCTCGGTGCCTCGTTGAATATGGTTGCGTTCTTCTTGTCCGCGTGGCGGCACATTGATACCATCGGCCCACAAGGCCACCCGGTTAGCGACGCGGTAAGTTTCTTCCTAATTGGTATCACCCTTTTGTCGCCGCTCGCCGCCCTAGCTTTCGGTGCGGCCGGTATTAACATCTTAATGGACGCGCCGCGCATCGGCGCTCAGTGCCCACTAGCACAGGGCGATGTGGGCGACTCGACGGCAAGCGCTGAGGATGGCGGTACGGCACGGTGGGAGAGTCAGGCGGCTAGATGCGGTAGCGCGTGGGAGGTTGAACTGTCATCCGCCCTCCTGAAAAGGTAGGTCAAGAATGACCGGGATACTATGGTTGCCGTATTCCACGCAGTCTGGCAGTGTTACGCGCGGGAGCGGCAGTGAGGATAGTGAATAGTGAACTCTATGACCGCGTGCGCTGAGGCGTACAGTAGTTCCACGTGTGAGACATTGGAATTGTTCGCTGATATGGGTTTGCTCGTTGTCTATGTCGGCCTTTGGCTTCTGTTTGTATCCGTTAATGATCGCCTTATCCGTTACGTGTGGCGCGGGTGGCGTGACAGTTGCGGGTGCATTAACAAGTGCGTGTGGCGCGCCCCCATGCGTGCGGCGCTTGCGGCTGTCGTGAACATGCTGTTTCCGATTGCGGACAATGTTTTCTTTCGCTCTGTATCTCATCACGTGCGGACATACTTCGGCGGTGGTCCTGCCGTCGCCCAGTCACCGCTCTCTGCGCTGGTTTTCGTAGCTACGGTTGCCGTTCTCGCGTATATGTGCGCGGCAATATATACTTTTCTCAACGCGCGAGGCTGTCACAATCAACCGTGCCTACTCGAAACAGACACACAGGTTAATGACGGTGACAATACGGCAGATGCTATGGTACTGTTGGAAGAGCAACTGTTGACTACCGGCATCGCGTGGGAGCGCGAACTAGCTGGCGCTCTTGGAAGGAAACAATAATGACGTTCACTATTTTAGCGATTCTTGAAGTTGCGTCACTGGTGGTCCTCGCCGTGTCCCTGCATGGCAGCGTGAGAGCTGTGTGCTCGGATAGCCGTCGGAAGAAGATGAGTCCCCTAGAACTCATCTCACGCTACCCTCGGATGTATCATCGTCTCGCCGCCGTATGGGGGCGCTACGCGGTAGGGGCGCTGGTTCTCGGCATCGCGTGGAGTGGTGCAATTACCCTCGTTGATAGTGGCGAGTCGTCGCCGTGGAGGACCGCTTATGCGGTGGCGCTTGATGCGCTTTTCGTTATCAACGTTCTCATGGTTGTTATCGCCATCAGATACTACGTGCGCAGCCGCAAATATGGCGACTATGGCGACGAGTCCCCCTCCTGGTGGGCAGAACAAGCGGAGAGCGAGAACCAGGAAGCGCGCCAGATCAGCGCGGAGAATGTCAACGAGAAGGCAAGCAAGCTGGGTGGCACGTGGGAGAGCGAACTGGCGCAAGCCCTCAACCGCCAAATGAGCGAGCGCACCCACTGAAACCGAGGCAACCCGCCCTCCTACACCCGCCCGCTCGCGCGCACCGAGGTAGCTTTTAGCGCGGCGAAAACACAAACGCACGGCGTTTCGAGGCGCAGAAAGAGCGGTAGATGAGTGGCGAAACTGGGTGCCCCATAGGGCCGCTCGTGAGCTTTTGACAACGCTCATATGGGCGTAATATATTGATTATTGCAAGGAAAAACCTATACACGAGAAGGAGAAGGTGCCTTGGCAGGAGAGACAGTTATTACAGTGATCGGCAATCTGACCGCCGACCCCGAACTACGCTGGACGGGCAACGGCGCAGCCGTTGCCGACTTTACGATTGCGTCCACGCCGCGCACATACGACCGTAATTCGGGGGAGTGGAAGGACGGCGAGTCGCTGTTCCTCCGTTGCTCCGTGTGGCGTAACGCTGCTGAGAACGTTGCCGAGTCGCTGCGTAAGGGTATGCGCGTGATCGCCCAGGGTCGCCTGGTTCAGCGCTCCTACGAGACAAAGGAAGGCGAGAAGCGCACCGTCGTTGAACTACAGGTGGACGAGATTGGTCCGTCGCTGCGTAGCGCTCGCGCTCAGGTGACACGCACCAACAACGGGCAGCAGGGCGGCTACCAGTCGGGCGGTCAGCGTCCGTCGCAGGGAGCGGGCGAGCAGATGCGCCAGGCCGCATACAACGGTGGCGGCGCACAGCAGGGCGGTTTCCAGCAGCAGGCTCCCGCCGCGCAGGCTGACGCTTTCGCTGGCGGCGGCGCGGCTACCCAGTTTGGTGACGAGCCTCCGTTCTGACAGGCGCACCG